CCGCTGCTGGTCGTGACATCGGAGATCTTCCAGAAGTGTTCGATCCTGACCGGAAGGAAGCCTGCCGGGAGGATTTCCAGAAGTTCTGTGAATCCTATTTCAAAGAGGTGTTCCACCTGGGCTGGTCGCCGGATCACCTGAAGGCCATTCAGAAAATTGAGCAGTCGGTTCTGCGTGGCGGCTTGTTTGCTCTCGCCATGCCTCGTGGTTCCGGTAAATCATCCCTTGCTGAAGTCGCTGCGCTCTGGGCGCTCCTTTATGGTCACAAGGAATTTGTGATGCTGGTGGGCGCAACAGAAACGGCAGCGCTGGAAATGCTGGATTCGATCAAAACCGAACTGGAAGTCAATGAAACACTGGCGGAGGATTTCCCGGAGGTGGTGTTCCCGATCCATTCTCTGGAGGGGATCGCAAACAGATGTAACGGTCAGCTCTACAAGGGCGAACGTACCAGAATCACCTGGACCAGTAACGAGATTGTGCTCCCGACGATCGCTGGCAGCATGGCCAGCGGAACGGTAGTCCGCGTGGCAGGCATCACAGGTCGTGTGCGCGGTATGAAATATAAAAAGCCTGACGGACGCACGATCCGACCGAGCCTTGTTATCGTTGACGACCCGCAGACCAGCGAATCTGCCGGTTCATTGGAGCAGACCCGAAAGCGTGTCCGGGTGCTGGCAGGCGATATTCTCGGTCTGGCCGGTCCGGGGCAGAAGATCGCAGGCATTATGCCTTGTACCATCATTCGTCCCGGCGACATGGCCGAGCAGATCCTTTCGCGGGAGAAGCACCCGGAGTGGAACGGCGAGCGTACCAAGCTGCTCTATCAGTTCCCGAAGAACATGAAGCTGTGGGATGAATACGCAGATATTCGCGCCGACAGTCTGCGGGAGAACGGGACCATCGACCGGGCGACAGCGTTTTACGCGGCTCACCGGGAAGAAATGGACGAAGGCGCACAAATCGCCTGGGAAGCCCGGTACAATCCCGATGAACTGTCAGCGATCCAACACGCAATGAATCTCCGGTTTCTGGATGAAGTGGCGTTCTGGGCTGAATATCAGAACGAGCCGCTTCCGGAAGATCTGGGCAGCGAAGAACAACTTTCTGTTGACATGGTGATCCATAAGCTCAACGGAATGAAAGTTCGATCTGTGCCGGTAGCCTGTAACCATATCACCATGTTCGTCGACATTCAGAAAACCCTGCTGTTTTATGTGGTCTGCGCCTGGGAGGATGACTTCACCGGCTACGTTATCGACTATGGCGCATACCCGGATCAGCAGCGGCGATACTTCTCTCTGGCGGAAGCGAACCCGACTCTGCAAAGTGTCGCGCCCAGAACGGGCATAGAAGGATCAATTTTCGCCGGTCTGGAAAAACTGACCGAGGATTATCTGGGGCGGGAGTTCACCCGCGATGACGGAGCGATGATGCGCATTGAAAGGTGTTTGATCGACGCGAACTGGGGAGCCAGCACAGATCTGGTCTACCAGTTCTGCCGACAGAGCAAATACTCCAACATCCTGCTTCCGAGTCATGGTCGCTATATCGGTGCTGCTTCAAAGCCGATGAGCGAGTACAAAAAGACCGCTGGCGATCGCGTCGGGCATAACTGGCGAATCCCCAACGTGGCTGGTCGCAGAGCGATCCGGCACGTGATCTTCGACACGAATTATTGGAAAACCTTTATTCATGCGAGGATGCAGGTGGCGATGGGTGACCGGGGGTGTCTTTCCCTCTGGGGCCGAGAACCGGAAAGGCATCTTCTGTTCGCAGAACACCTGACAGCAGAGTATCGCGTCAAAACGGAAGGTCGAGGGCGAACCGTCGATGAATGGAAAATGCGCCCGGAAGCGCACGATAACCACTGGCTCGACGGGCTGGTGGGATGCGCGGTAGCAGCTTCCATGTGTGGATCGGTCCTGCCGGGGACAGACTCCACCTCTACAAAAATAGCGAAGCCGAGGCTGAAATTGTCCGAACTTCGAGCTCAACGAAAAAAAGTTTAAAAAAAGTTCAAAAAAACGCCGCAATTTTTGCTGTTTTTGGAAAGATACTTGTATGGAAGCAAAGAGAACATAACACCGAAAGGAAAACAAAATGGCAGACGATACTTTGAAAGATAAAGCGAATCAGCCGAAGTCTGTGGAGATCGACGGACAGAAAGTGGAGCAGCACTCCCTGAAAGACCAGATTGAAATGGACCGCTATTTGGCTTCGAAAAAAGCAACTCGATCCGGACGCGGCTTCCGGATCACCAAAATGAAGTCTGGAGGCGCGTCATGTTAAAAGCGATCCAGAACTTCTTTAAGCCGAAGGTCCGGTCCCCCGTCAAACGAATTCGAGGCAGGTTTGACGCAGCGCAGACGAACAATGACAACGCACGTCATTGGGCCGCAGCTGATTACCGGAGCGCAGATGCTGATGCCAACGAAGATGCGCGCAAAATCCTGCGAGTGCGGGCAAGGTATGAGATCAACAACAACTCATACGCTCGCGGGATCGTCGAAACGCTGGCCAATGACTGCGTGGGGACCGGACCTCGGCTCCAGATGCTGAGTTCCGATGAGAAGCTGAACCGACAGATCGAACGTGATTTTGCGATCTGGTGCGACCAGGTCCACTTGGCTGAAAAGCTCCGAACAGTTCGAATTGCTCAATGTCAGGATGGCGAGAGTTTTATTCTCATGGCCCAGAATCCCCATTTGCCTAATGATGACGTCAAACTCGACTTGCAGTTGATCGAAGCTGACCGGGTTACGGATGAATTTTTTAATAGCGATCCGCACCGAGTTGACGGCATCACCTTCGACGATTACGGGAATTTGCAAAGTTACCGGGTACTGAAATATCACCCCGGCAGCGAATGGGCAAATTCCGTCGAAGCGACCGAGATCTCCGCAGAGAACATGATCCATGTGTTCAGGGCAGATCGACCAGGCCAACATCGAGGAATCCCGGAAATCACACCGGCACTTCCGCTGTTCGCACAGCTCCGCAGGTTCACGTTGGCGGTTCTGAGCGCAGCGGAAGCAGCAGCCGACTTCGCGGGCATCCTTTATACAGACGCACCGGCAAACGGCGAAGCGGATTCCGTCGATGCAATGGACACGATCCAGTTGGAACGGAACATGCTTCTCACGATGCCTGGCGGCTGGAAGATGTCCCAGCTCGATCCGAAGCAGCCTTCAACGACCTACGCGGAGTTCAAAAGGGAGATTCTGAACGAGATTGCGCGGTGTTTGAATATGCCGTTCAACGTCGCCGCTGGCAACTCCTCCGGATATAACTACGCTTCAGGCCGACTGGACTGGCAGACCTACTTTAAAAGCATCCGGGTTTATCAGTCCTATTTGGAGACCGCGATTCTGAATCGGGTGTTCGACCGGTGGCTCCGAGAATACAGCCTTTCCAAACTGGTCGAAATCGACCACTTTGAAGTCGTGCATACCTGGTTCTGGGACGGAATCGAACACGTCGACCCGGCAAAAGAGGCCTCGGCCCAGCAGACTCGTCTGGGCAATCTTACCACCACATTGGCAGCGGAATATGCCAAACAGGGGAAGGATTGGGAGGTTGAAATCCGACAGATCGCAAAGGAAAGGAAACTTTTAACCGAGCTGGGAATAACAGTCGCAGAAGCGGCCCCGGCAAATAACACTGAGGAAAGAGAAGAAGATGAACGAACAGAATGAATTTCTGGAGATCACAGCGAGCGCCGAAGGGCAGCGTCCGACTGTCAGTGGAATGGCATATTCCGGTGGCAAAATGCGTCTGGCCGGTTGGAAGTACCCTGTGGTCGTTGATCTGGCAGGCATGGCGATCCCCGATCAGGTTCCTTTGCTGGCCGATCATCGAAACAGCACCATGAGCCGCGTCGGAATGATTACGGCACAAGTTGTTGATAATCAGCTGACGATCTCCGGTGAAATCGTAGCCGAGGGCGATGTCGCCTCCGGGATCGTAGCTCAGGGCAAAGCTGGTGTCGCCTGGCAGCTGTCCATTGGGGCAGATGTTCAGGAAGCCGAGCTGGTCAAGGGCAAAAGAACTGTGAACGGGACGGACCTGGAGGGGCCATTCTATCACGTAACAAAATCAACCCTCCGGGAAGTTTCAGTCGTTGCCGTTGGCGCGGACAGCACGACTAAAATGACAGTTCGCGCAGAATTCAATCTCAAAGGAGAAATCGAGACTATGAATGAAAACGAGAAGAAAATCGAAACCGAAGTTCAGGAAAATGCATCTGTTCAGGCTGCGGCTCCCACTCCCAACACCGTCAACGCTGAAGCGGACGTGGCTTTGCAGGCCGCAAAGAGCGAACGTGAGCGCGTCGTAAAGATCAAAGCGATCTGTAACGGCGAATTCGACAAGATCGAAGCACAGGCGATCGAAGAAGGCTGGACTCCGGAAACCACCACAGAGAAAGTTCTCTCTGCGTTCCGAGCAAAACAGCCGGTGACTGAAGTGAACATTTCCGTCAAAAAGAATGACGGTCCCAACCTCAAAACTCTGGAAGCCGCCATGTGCCTCCGCGCAGGAATCGACGAAGATTCTCTGGTCAAAGATTACGGCGAAAAAGCTGTTGAAATGGCCTGGGATGACCGCGACATGAGCATCCGCGCTCTTATGGGCGAATGTCTCCGTCTGGAAGGCATGGATGTCCCCCGCCGCTTTGACAACCAGGCGATCCAGGCTGCGTTCAGCACCGTTTCCTTGCCCGGTATCTTGAGCAACGTCGCCAACAAGAAATTGCTCCAAGCGTATGAGGCCCAGCCGATTATCGCTACCAAACTTTGTACTACCGGCGACCTGAACGACTTTAAGGAGGCAGATCGCTTCAGACTGACCGACATGGGCGATCTTCTCCCTGTGGCCGCTGACGGTGAGATCAAGGAAGGCGGACTCATCGAGGAATCCGCAAAGAACCAGATCGACACCTTTGCCAAGAAGTTCTGCTTGACCAGAAAAATGATTATCAATGACGATCTTGGCGCGTTCCTCAAAGTCCCGGTTGCAATGGGTAACAGGGCTGCCCGCTTGGTGGATCAGCTCTTTTTCAGTCGCCTTTTGGCAAACCCTGCTCAGGCTGATGGTAAGGCATTGTTCTCCGCTGCGCATAAGAACCTGCTCACCGGTGCGACCTCTGCGCTTTCCGCCGACAGCCTCAAAAAAGCAATCGAGCTTTACTTGGACCAGGTCGATGCGGACGGTCAGCCGATCGCGGTGGAACCCCGTTATCTGGTGGTCCCGACTGCGCTCAAGCATCTCGCTATCGAGCTCACTCGCGGTGCGACCCTTGTGATGTCTGGTGGTACTGACAATGTTGTCAGACCTGCGCTGAACGTCATTGCCGATGAGAACCTCCAGGTGGTCAGTTCTCCGTACCTTGCCAACAGCGCTTATACCGGTGCAAGCTCTACCGGCTGGTATCTTTTCGGTCAGCCCGGTACTGTTGATACCTTTGAGATCGGTTACTTGAAGGGACGCAGAACTCCGACTGTTGAGCGCGGCGATCTCGATTTCAACGTCCTCGGCATGTGGTTCCGCGTTTTCTTTGACGTCGGTGTCCGCGAACAGGACCATCGTGGGATCGTCAAAGCTAACGGCGCTGCCTAAGAATCCCTGCCGGGCGCTGAAAAATGCGCCCGGCAAATTATAACACAACACACTGAAATTCAAGGAGATTATTTATGACTCGTTACGTACAAAAAGGTGAAGCTGTCGATTATCGTCCCACTGAGAATGTTGCTGCTGGCGATGTGATCGTTCAGGGAAGTTTGGTCGGTGTCGCCCGCTTGGATATTGAAGCTGGAACCCTCGGCTCTTTGGCGGTGGTCGGCGTTTTTGATGCTCCGAAGGCTTTTGGAGAAATTGCTGTCGGTACTCCGCTTTATTGGGATGCCGAGAACAAGCAGGCTTCTGTTACCCAATCCGGGAAACAGTATCTTGGCAAATCAGTTGCTTTCGCCGCTGATAACGATGAAGTGGTGCGCGTCCTCCTCAACGCTCCCTACGTCACCGTATAATTGGACTTGCTGAAAAGCGCGTCCGAATGGCTGAACGAACAACGTCGTGAATGTCTTTCGGTTATAATCACCTACAAACCGAAGGGCGGAGGATCTTTTGAGATCCCCGCGACGTTGGGCCGGACGCTTTTTCGGACCGAAAACGAGTATGGTTCGACAATCCGGATCGAAAGCCGCGACTTTCTTGTTGCGGCTGCCGATCTTCCCAATGATCCGGAACGAGGAGATACCATCATTTACAACGGCTGTCGTTACGAAGTTTTAGCTCCGAACGCAGAGCCGGTGTGGAGATGGTCCGGAGCATATCATTCAACCCGTCGAATTCACACCAAAGAGATTGGAGCTGAAAATGCCTGACACCCCAGATAACCTCGACCTCTGGCATGAAGTCAACCAGGCGCGTTTGGATATTGCCGAATTGCGCGGAATGGTAAAAATGCACTTCGAAGATCGACAGCACCACATTCCTCCTTGCCGACCCGCTGCAGAAATGCAGAAAACTATCATGTCCGCACTGGCAGCCGCAGTTATTGCGATGATCGGTGCAATTGGTAACCTCATAATCGCGGTGGTAAAATGAGCAATGTGGTAAATTTGGCTGTTGCCGTTGCCGATGCTCTGGCCGAATATAATGCAGAAGTCCTTTATTTTCCGACTTTTGATCTTCGGGACTTGGAAACAATGCGCGTCATTGTTGTCCCGATCAATCCGGAATACAAAACTGTGAGCCGGGCGGCCCATGAAGAACTTTTGAAGGTCCAGATCGGCTTTCTCAAACGCGGATGTGAAGATGAGCTCGACACGTTATTGCAGACGGTCGAAGGTCTCGGTCTTTCATTCCTGAACAAAAAACTTGCAAATGCGACCTGCGTCTGCGTCGCTTATAACCCCATCTATAGCCCGGAGCACCTCCGGGAACGCGGGCAGTTCACGAGCGTCATCGAACTGACGTTCAAGAAGATCTGCTCGTGACCAGCACAAATGTTCGCATCGAGTTCGACAGTAACGCGGTGCAAAATGCGGTCAAGAAAAGCAGCCCGAAGCCTCTTTCCAGAGCTGGCGCTTATATACGGAAATCTGCCCGAAACGCGGTCTCGCGTTCAAAGAATTCTTCAAGTCCCGGATCACCACCACACACCCGGCGTGGCCTTTTGAAACGCTCCATTCTGTTTGGCGTCGAAAGGCAGCGCATGACTGTTGTCGTGGGACCGGCAGAAAGTTTCATTGGTATTTCCATGACCGCACACGAATTCGGCGGCATCTACCGTCGCCGGAAATATCCGAAGCGCCCGCTGATGGGGCCGACGCTTCAAAAGGTAGCCCCACAACTTCCAAAACTGTGGGAAGATTCTGTAAAACCATAACCCTCAAGGAGAATTTATTATGGCAGTTGTACTTGGACTTGATGCTGTTCTTCTTCGTGGCGCTGCCGGTTCGACCGGTTCCACCGAAGTAAAGAACGTCAAAGACCTCACACTTAACCTGGAATCCGGCGAAGCCGACGTGACCACTCGCGCCACTCAGGGCTGGAAGGCATCTATTGCTACGTTGAAAGAAGCATCCCTGGAATTTGGTATTCTGTACGATACCGAGGATGCAGACTTTACTGCGTTTCAGGAGGCATACTTTTCCAACACCCCGATTGCACTGTTTATCACAGATGGAAACGAGCATGGTCTCGACGCGGACTTTTCGATCACCGGCTTTTCGGTGGAACAGCCGCTTGAAGAAGCGCTGACTGTTTCCGTTACTGCGAAACCGACAGCTTCAACCAGAGCGCCGGTCTGGAAGTAACAGCGAGCCCCGGAAGCCTCTCTCCGAAGCTCAAAAGCCGGGGCGTTTTTAAGAAAAAAATCTTTATAATTCAAAGGAAAAATTTGCATGAAAACTTTTACTGACAACACTGGTCGCGTTTGGACTTTGGCTGTAAATGTAGCCGCAATTAAAAGAGTCCGAGCGCTCTGCGGAGTCGACCTGACAGCCATTGTCGAGTTGGACAAAAACAATAATCCCGACACGAAACTGCTCGAACAGTTGTCCAGCGATCCGGTTCTGCTCGTAGACGTCCTTTACGCAGTTTGCAAGGCAGAGTGCGATCAAAAAGGTGTGACCGACGAAGATTTTGGTATGGCGATGGCAGGCGATGCGATCGAACATGCAACGACTGCTTTGCTCGATGAGATCATTGATTTTTTCCCGGCCCCGAAGCGAAACGCTTTCCAGAAGATTCTTTCAGCAACTCGTCGCTTCGAGGAGATTGCCCGGAAGCGCCTGGACGCAATAATGGCGGACGGGGAGTTCGAAAAAAACATGGTCTCCGAGCTGGAGAGGTTGACCGGATTATCTGGGAAGCAGCCGGAATCTGCGGAATAAACCCAGATCCTTTCACCCTGCGTGAATTGCTGAAAATGGCAGACGGACGCGGGAAACTGGAATGGGCGCAGACCTCAAATCTCATGGCGATGATCGTCAACGTCATGCGTGATCCAAAAAAGAGCAAGGCGGTGAGCGCCTCTGAATTCAATCCCTATACCAATAAAAAGCACGCGGGGAAAGCTCCGCTATCAATCCTGCGTGACATTTGGTGCAAACAACGAAAAGGAGAAATGGTATGAGTGGAGCATCCGGAAATGTTAGAGCCGGTCGCGCATTTGTCGAATTGATGCTCGACCAGACCAAACTCGAAAGAGGGCTGAAAGCAGCCCAGGCGAAGCTCCGTAACTTCGGCAATTCCATGACAAGCGTGGGAAAGAACCTTGTAACGGTGGCAACGCTGGCAGCAGCTCCTTTGGCATATTCGACAAAGACATTTGCTGATTTCGACGACCAGATGCGGATGGTTAAAGCCGTTACTGGAGCAACGGAACAGCAGTTCAAATCCCTGACGGAAGTTGCTGAAAGGCTCGGACGGACCACCAGCTTTACAGCGAAACAGGTGGCGGACGGGATGACGGCGCTCGGCCGCATGGGTTTCTCACCAGATGAGATCGAGGCCGCAATCCCCGCTGTGTTGAACCTTTCCAGAGCTACCGGCACAGAGCTTGGAGAGGCTGCGGAGATCGCCGCTAATAATATGCGAGTGTTCGGAATTGAATCTTCAAAGATGGCAAACGTGGCAGACATCCTGACAGCAACGGCTAACGGATCAGCGCAAACCTTGACGGACCTGTCTGAAGGTCTGAAAATGGCCGGTCCCCAGGCTGCCGCTGCCGGTGACTCAATCACCAACGTTTCAGCAGCTCTGGGTGTGCTGGCCAACATGGGTATCAAGGGGAGCTTGGCGGGAACAGCGCTGCGTAAAGCATACAGCCAGTTTGCGAACACCAAGATCCAAGCGAAGCTCAAAGCTATGGGAATCGCCACTACCGATGCCAATGGAAACCTCCGGGCAATGCCGGACATCATGGCGGAAATTGCAAAAGCGATGGCCGCTATGCCGACTGCTCAACGCCTGGGATTTGCAGAGGAAATCTTCGACCTGCGCGGATCTCTGGCCGGTCTCCAGTTGGGAGGCAATATTCAGCAACTTGACGAATTTATCAGGAAGTTGCAGGGCGTAAATGGTACAGCCGCCAAGACAGCCGAGGAAATGGACTCCGGTATCGGAGGTGCTTTCCGAATCTTTATGTCAGCGGTGGAAGGTTGCCAGATCGCCATAGGCCGAATCATCGGTGAAGCGCTGGGACCCTATATCAAAAGGATGTCCGATGTTTTGACAAAGGTTGCCGAGTGGATCGCAGCTCACAAGGGCGTGGTAATTATGGCCGTCAAGATCGTTGCCGGGATGCTGGCAGCGGGCGCAGCTTTGATTGCTCTGGGGCTGGCGTTCAAAGCGGTGGCCTTTGCAGTCGGAACGTTGAGCACTGCGTTTACTGTGTTAAAAGTCGCTGTGCTGGCTCCTATCGCCGCTATAAAGGGGTTAATGGCCATTTTTACGGCTCTTAAAGCTGTGATGATCGGCGTCAAAGTTGTTGCTCTGGCGATGTGGACAGCGATCTCAAGTCCGGCCGTTCTGGTCGGTGTAGCGCTGGGTGCTTTAATTGCAGTTGTCTGGAAATTGACCGGCGCATGGGACATCTGTGCAGATTCAGTAAAAGGTATGGCCTCTGATTTCAAAACTGCGTTTTCCGGGATCAAAGAGGTCGTTGGAAAAACCTGGGAAGTCATAAAGATCGCGCTGGCATCCGGCGACCTTGCCGGGGCCGCAAAAGTCGGTTTGTCTGCTTTGAAGGTCGTCTGGCTTCAGGGAATTTTCCCGATCAAAAAAGCCTGGTACGGGTTGAGCAACTTTCTCTCTGACAGTTGGACCATTATTATTTTCTCAATCCTCAAAGGCGCATATCACTTCTGGTATGGCATGCTTTATGGCTTCAAATATCTCTGGAACTGCATCTTGAAGGTTTGGTATCCGCTGGTCAACTTCCTGGATGACTCCTGGGCAGTTGTTTCAACTTCGATCCTGAAGCTGGGAAATAACCTCTGGTACGGCCTTCTTTACGGTCTGAAATATATTGGAAATGCTATGCAGAAAGCCTGGAATTACATCTGGGACGGTATCGTGACAGCCTTTGAAAAAACGGTTCTGGAAATCCAGAAAGCGTGGATTCGCACAAAGGGGCTGTTTGATTCGGAAGAAGAAGTCAACGCTGAAATTGCTGTTGTTGAACGGGAATATCAACGTCGCCGGGATGCCCGGAGACGCCAATCCTCCGATGCGGAACGTCAATCCCAGCGGGAGCTCGATGCGCTCAATGCGGAATGGACCGCAGCCAATAAGAGTCTGGATGACGCGATGTTGGCAAAAATAAACCAGAACAAAGCGCGAGCTGACGCCGGGCTTGCAGAAGCGAACAAACCGATCGACACTTCCGAATGGGACAGTGCCGTCAAGGGCGTGGAAGATGCGATGGTTGACGAAATTGCCGAAAACCAGCGCAAATATAACCAGGCTGTCGGAGAGGCCACTGCGGAGATCAATGCGGCGAAAGCGGAATGGCAAGGCGCGATGGACGAAGTTAAACAGCGGGCAGCAGAAAAAGCTGCCGCTGTTGAAGCTGACCAGGAACGGGCAAACGCGGCCGCAGCACAGACCGAACAGGCGGCTGCCGGTTTATCATCCACCAGCGGGAAGGCTGTCGGTGCATGGAGCGCCGAGGAGCTGGATGCGCTGCTCGGTGGAGGCGGATCGGCCCAGGAAAGAACGGCCAAAGCGACCGAGGCGATCGTTGCCAACACAAAAGAAACAAACCGTCAACTCAAACGCATGAAGTCGGGAACGGCTCCGGCGACATTGAGTTACAATTAACAGGAGATCACAATGGCAATTACAGTAACGCAGGCGTGGGACGCGGTGGATCTGGAGCTCGAACAAGGCTCCGGAACTCACTCCTCCAGCGCCGCGACAGTTCATTATATTGTTACGGGAACGGAAGTTGACACCGAGGCATGCTCAGCGGCTTACAACGCAGCTCCGGAAGAATACTCCTCGATCCCGAAAAAGTCCGTTTCAATTTCCGAACGTCTGACGGATAACACCTGGAAGATCGAAGTCAAATATGGCTCCGAATCAACATCCTCCGGTGGTGACAGTGGCGACGAAAGCGACGAAGCGACGGTCAGTTTTGACTGTTCGGCCGGGACAAAACACATGACTCAGGCGATCGAACAAACCTGCGTATATGCCGCTGACGGGCAGAGCAAAGATTCCGCAAGCGCAGCGGCGGCAGTTCCGATTGGCTGGAACGGCAAAGATGGCAGCGAAAGTGAAGCTGCCGGTGTTGACGTTTCCATTGGCGAACTTCGGGAAACGTACACTAAAGCAATGAGCAAAAGCAAGGTTACCGGGACCAGTTGGAAACGCAAAGTAGCCGAGCTTGTTGGCAAGGTTAACAGCGGATCTTTCAAAGGCTGGTCCAGCGGGGAAGTTATGTTCCTGGGCTGTTCTTATTCCGCGCCGACAAAGGGGTCGAAAAAGGTGAACGTAAGTTTCCACTTTGCGATCCGTCTGAATGAGAGCAAAGCCACTGTCGCCGGTCATAGCGTCGGGTCGAAGAAGGGCTTTGAATATATCTGGGCACTGACTGACGACGAAGTAAAAAATGGCGAGCGCGTCCGAAAGGTCAAGAAGATATACAAGGCTGAAGTCTGTTATACCGACAGTTTTGGAAGTCTGGGAATATGAGGTGAGATATGGCATTTTTCCCTCATGTAAACCGGGGCGATCCCTTCCAGCCGAACTCGGTTCTGGAGAACAATATTCGAGACCTGGTCAACGCATCCAGCCGAATTGGAGGCCGGAACACCAAAGGTTCTGCCAACAGCAGTCTGCGCATTTCTGTTTGGAACAGTTCTGGTGATACGCTCCCTGCCGGATCAGCGGTGACCATTGACATGCTCAGTGAAAAAGAATCCCCGACCGGTGTTCTCCCTTGTATCGCTTATGACGGAAGCTCGCAGACCTGGGGAATCCTCCCCACAGAGCTTCCGGCTGGCGGCCTCGGAGATTGCATTATTGGTGGAATTTCACTGGTCCCGATCAAAACGAAGGCGAAAGTCGGCGATTGTGTGGCCCCGATCTTAACGGATAAGGGAGCCGCCGAGGAGTTCGCTGCTGTCCCTTGCAGCCCGGCGCGATTACTCTATGGCGACGGTAAAGTTGGCATTATGCAGTTTTCGGAGCCTGGGTATCGCGGGTATTTCAAAGCTGTAATTATGTTTACAAAAGGCGGAGTTCCGGATGGGGATGAGTCGGATTCCAGCTCGTCAAGCAGCTCAAGTTCATCAAGTTCCAGCAGCTCGTCATCCAGCAGTTCCGGCTCAAGTTCCTCCTCCGGGAGCAGCTCTTCTTCGGGCAGTTCCTCGTCAAGTTCCAGTAGTTCGTCATCCAGCAGTTCCAGTTCTTCTTCCAGTTCCAGCGATGAACCTGACTGGCCGGGCGGAAGCGGAATCCTGGGTCTTTCAAATGGCAGGCTTGTGCTTTATCCGGTAGGAAGTTGTAAGGATGATTCTTCTGGCAGCGACGACCCAGACGATCCGGATTCTTCCTCCGATGATCCGCCAGACGACAGCAGTTCCAGCAGCAGTTCCAGCAGCAGTTCCAGCAGCAGTTCCAGTTCCAGTTCGTCAAGCAGCTCGTCGAGCTCCAGTAGTTCGAGTTCTTCTTCCAGCAGCTCCTCATCGAGTTCGGATGACGATTCTTCCAGCTCAAGTGGTGACGTTGACGAGGATGAAGGGCTCATGCTGGCGATCGTCGACGGGGCCGATTACGACGCTTCTTCCTGTGGCTTTATCGACATGGGAACCCGGCGCGTAAATGTTCCCCGGTGCTGTTTTAAGGATTGGCAGCAGAAACAGAACATGTACATCTACCTCGAAAGCGGCGGCTCTGGCGTTTCCTTCCGGATGCAGACCAGTTATCCGACTCCGACAGACGGAAAGCTCCGCAGGCTGATTGCACGATTGATTTATAAAAACGGCGCATACTCGGTGATCCAGGAGCAGCATGGTCCGATCAGCGAGAATTACCACATGATGTTAGGGGGATTAAATGTCATCTAACGGCAGCGTTTGGCTTAAAAACGGAAAGGTCATAATGCGCGGAGGCGAGGTTTTCCTTTACCCCAAGTGCCCATGTGACTGCGAACCGATGGTAATTGCCAGCAAAAAACTCAACGGTTCCTCTGAAAACGAGGACGAAAAATGCTGGGATTTGACCCCGTACCAGGGAAATGAAGTCGGAACTCCCGGCTTCTATTGGCGGCTCATCGAAGTCGGAGATCCCCGCGACTGCGGCGGTTCTCACTACGGGAACGGCAGTATCGACGAGTGCGGAAAACTGGTCGGGCTGCAAGACGAGTATTGCTCGACGTACAGTTACGACGGATTTATGGAACTTCAACAAGGATGCCCGGATGAAGAAGGCAATATCAAGTGGCCTTGTCCGGATGGAGAATAATATGTTCAAATTTGACGAAAACATAAAATCACACATGCCATTCGCTGCTCCCGATCCGCAGAACGGCTTTCAGCCAAGATTGTTCTGTTGCATTATGATCGGCGGAAAGTGGAAAATCCACCAGTTCAAAAACGGGGCCTGGGTTCGGATCAATACCGGTTTGCCGGAGGACGCGACAGAGTGTTCGCCCGCAGCCGAATGTATCGACGGCGTATGGCATCTGACCTTTGTTGCGGGTGGAGCCGAAAGCAGCCGGATGTTCCGTTTGTATCACATCTGCGATCTGGATGCCGGAACATTGCCGGTGATCCTTTGCCCGGCAGACGTGGGATTCCTTCAGAAAAACACGCTGGTTCACGCTACGAGGCATGGGCCTTTGGTAATTGAGAAACCCGGTAAAGTCCTGAAAATTACCCTCAACGATGCTGAGTATCTTTACCGGGTCGATTTCGACCCCTTTTGTCCGACGAAACTTTACATTTCCGGCCAGACCTTCACCGGTGAGATCTTCTCCCGGATTTATCTGACTGGCAAGAACGAACTGTATTCGCTGGAAGCGGACGGAGTACCGGCGTACAAAGCCGCGTTCTGGAAGGACAAATGTTTCTATGCCCAGCGCAACGGGACCGGCTTTGAGGACCGGCAAATCGTACAGGCAGAGCGCATCCGACGCACCAGGCTCAACGAAAAAGAACTGGTGACCGTTGAAATCGAATCTGCCAGGAACCTTTCACTACATAACGACGAGGAGTTTGAATAATGGCCTGCAATTGTCATGGCAAAAATGGTGTTTCGGTCGGACGGACTTCCGCTTTCGATCAATGCACAACCTGCGCGCGAAAGCACGTCAAAGCAGCCTGGTCGAAATGGCAGGAGTTTACCTACGAGGACGACAACCGGGACTACGTTTCAGCCCAGCTGCGCGATGCCGCTGACCACCTGAAATTCAGTCACCGTGAAACGGCGCTCCGCCTCAGGGATCTGGCTGTGGTGATCGAAGAAGTCCGCGACAAGGAGTTCGGGAGTATTGCACAAGAGCTCGAAAATCTCCGCAGAGAGACACGAGAGCTGTTTTACAAAGATTACCCGGAAGCTCTGAGAAGATTGGAGGAGCTGCATGATTGACCTTATAATCCCTCTGGGCGGAGGTAGTAAGAGCAAAAATGACGAGCTCCGCATCTTTTTACGGAGCGTGGAAAAGTATGGGCGCGGGATCAGGAACGTCATTGTCGTTGCTTCCGATCCTCCCGCCTGGCTGACCAATGTGCGGATTATCCGGATGGATGATCCCTTAAAGCATAACAAAGACGGAAACATTATCCGAAAAGTGCTGGCCGCTATCGCCTCTGACGACGTTACTCCGGAGTTTGTTTGGAGCTGTGACGACAGCGTTTTGCTCTCTGAATTTGACTTTGAGAGTTTGCCGCCAGTATTCAATTCAAGATGTAAGGCTGATTTTTCAGAGACCGGGAGCATTTGGCAGAGGCGGGTTCGGAGAACTTTTGAGTATTTCGAAGCTCACGGATTGCACCTCCCGCATAATTATGAATCACACACCCCGCAGCGTTTTCCAACGCGAAAGCTGCTCCGGGCAATGCGGAACGTCGATTACCAGACAGGTATCGGCTACACGATCAATACCCTGTTTTTCGGGCTTCTGGGAATCACTGGCGGATTTGACCAGGCGATCTTCAAGCGGACCTGTGAAACAGAGGTCGCCGGAAAAGATGCAAAGCTCTCAAAAATCCTCTGCGGATATAATGACAGAGCTTTTTTCGGAGGTTTGAGAGAGCGATTATTCAAGCTCTTTCCGGGAAAATCAAAGTATGAAAAGGAGTTGTAAATGCAAACTTTAACATTTTATGTCAATGCTGAAAGCACCCTGGGCGCAGTTCGGGATTACGCAAACGCCCAGAACGCAGCGGCCCCGACGTTGACGCGCGGCGTTTCCGCCTGCCTGAAAATGCGGGTGTTCGCCAACGCTGACAACGCAGATCCGTACCCGCTGGCAGAGCTTTCCAGCATCCCGACCTGGCAGTTTGTTATGGACGACGATTTCGATTCAACCAGCAAATATGTCCTGGTAGCAGAGCATAGCGAAATCTCCGTTCAGAGTATTACAGAGACGATCAATGAGGTGGAATTTACCTTTTCGGAGTTCTCTATCCCGATTCGGAGTATGAATACCGAAGAATTAAACACACTTCTGGGGACCCAGGAAAGCGTAGCAACGCTCAATGGCGAGCTGGTCGGATTCGACGAAGCCGGGAACGAAGTGTTCGTTTTGCAGATTAAAGGCTTCACAGTCCGAAATCGAATCAGCTCCACCGGCAATCCTACGGAGATTCAGAGCGAGTATCTGAACGAAGCCCAGGTGCGGGCGCTGTGCTCTGCCGGATTGGAATTGATTTTTTCCGAAACTCAGTCGGAACTTAGTCAAGAGTGGCACGAAGTTCAGACTCCCCAGGATCGCTTCTTCCGGATGCGGTTGAATGGTGATGCCAGAATCTGGTCATCCGGATCGGCTGCGAGCGCAGGCTGGAGCGACTGTTACGGTATGTTGACCGGCGCGAAGGGCGATCCCGGACAGGACGCAGAAACCTGGTTCACGTATGTTGTTTTTGCAACAGCAGCAGACGGAACCGGCTTTATTCAGGACGTTACCGATTGGACCAACAACCACAAATATCTGGCTGTTTTGACAACGACAAAACCGGCAGAAAGCCTGGTTGCTGGCGATTTCGCGGGCCTTTGGATCAAGTTTATTATTGACTCCGCTGACAATATCAAGATCGCCGACAAGGGCTCATATTTTGCCAGTGACAACGTTGAAGCGGCCTTGCAGGAGTTGGGAAATATTCTGTTCGGTCTGGAAGAATTTTTGAAGGAGGTTTGATATGAGTGTTCTTGACGAAATAACAAGGATTTCGAACGCAAAGAAAGAGATCAAACGTGCGATCAACGCGAAAGGCGGAACGCTGGTGAATGAAAAACTCTCCGAGTATGCCGCTGCTATTGATAACCTGCTTCCGGAGGAGTTCGGCTTCCGAGTCCGTTTTATTGATTACGACGGAACCGTTCTGAAAACCATGTATGTGGCCGATGGAGAGTCAGCAAATCCGCCAGAAGATCCCCAGCACAAAGGGATGATCTTTCAGGGCTGGAACTGCGCTCTGAACAATATTCATGGCCACCGGGACATTGGTGCGATTTTTACCACCAAAAGCGGGGCCTGTGAGTTTGACGTCCGCATGGAAATCCCCACCGGGTTGACGGTGACTTTCTATCCTTATATAGAAAGCGGGACGTTGACCATTGATTGGGGCAATGGCAGCACCGACGAGATTTCCTCAACAGGCAAACAGACCGTCAGTTTTACTTACGAGGATTACGGAACCTATACGATCAAAATGAAGATCTCCAGCGGCGGCTCCTGGTATATCCCGGATTATTTCTGCCAGGGAAGCAGCGGAAATTATTATTTGATCGCGGCCCGGATCGCCGATGTTCGGCAGATGTCGAACTACGCTTTCCAGTATAAATATGGCCTGCGGACCGTCACAATGGACCGATCCTTGACCAATATGGGCGAACAGATCTTTTATGAGTGTCGCTCTCTGGTGGCAATAGTGTTCCCGGATTCGTTGACGACCATTGGCCGATATTCCATGCAATACTGTTATGCTTTGTCGCGGATCGTGTTTCCTGATTCCATTACGGTGATTCCAGAGAGCGTTTGCAATTACTGTTATGTCCTCGATGGCGTAACAGTTCCGGACGGAGTTGAACGGATCGACTATGGCGCATTTCAATATTGCCATTCATTGAGTTACGTTCATTTTCCGAACACGCTGACGAATATTCGAGAATATGCGTTCCGTTACTGTTATCCTCTGCACGATCTTCGGCTCCCGGATAACCTGACGAACTTAGGCGAATACGCGTTCAACGAGTGTTTTGGTATCGAGGAAGTTCGCCTGCCTGGATCAATCACCAGCTGTGGTGGCTATGTTTTCCACACCTGCCGAAACCTGCGGAAGATCACGATTCCGGAAAACTGGACCAGTATTCCAAATGGACTCTGCTATCGGTGCTATGCTCTGGAATCCATCGAGATCCCGGAACGCATCACCCATATTGGCGACGAGGCCTTTTATGAATGTTACAGGCTGACCGAAGTAAAGTTCCATGCGGATATTGCGACAATCCGGTCGGGTTCGTTTCGATACTGCCGCGCAATGCGGGATTATTACTGTTACCGGACGACTCCTCCGAATCTGACCAGCTCAAACGTCTTTAACGATATTCCAAACTCCTGTGTGATCTGGGTTCCAAAAAGTACCGACAGGACAGTTTTAACAGCTTATAAAACGGCCTCAAATTGGAGCAATTACGCAAACCACATGAAAGAAAGAGAGTAATCAAATGGCGATCAAAAAGGAATTTTGTTTTGAGCTGGCCGATGGGACCAAGCTCTACCGGACCTTCAGCGATGAAGGCAAACAGATCATTCAGAATGAGACTGGCGTGATCTTCGACGACGCAGTTGACGTTGAAGGCGCGACCTTTACTTATTCCGAAGCCGAAACAAAAGTTATCCAAAACCAGGAGGAAGCAAATGCAAATTGATTGTTACGGATTTGACGCGACCAGCGTGTTTTTTCAGCGCAGGAAGTTGCAGCCTTACCGAATTTATGAAAATGGCAGCGTGACCTACATCTGTTACGATGACGGGGAACAATGCCCAATTCACAGAATTACCAAAACAGGCAATGAGACCGTCGTTGAATGGGGCTACGGCTCCTGGAATCAGCGCGAGCAGCTTGCTTATATTCCGATTAACCAGACAAGGGAGGTATAATATGGCGGACATTAAATATGATTCAGTTCTTGGGGCAATGAGAGAAGTTGATTCTGGCAGCTCTCCCGGAGGGCAAGGTGGACACCTGACTTATACGGTCAACGGTTCAGAAGCCGACGAGAACGGGAACTTTCAGATTTCAGCAGAAAGTATCGGAGCTGCAAAAGCAGATCACTCCCATGAAATCAGCGAAGTCGATGACCTGCAACAAGCGCTGGAAGATAAAGCCGACAAGGATCATACGCACGAGCTTGTACGCACGATTTCTGCGGGCGACAATTCGGTTACAGATTCTGTCATGCTGAAGGGCAGCGACAACGTGATTATCGAATCTGTCGGTAATGTTATTTCAATTACCGGAGAACCTTTTACGGAGGATGTAGCGGCCAGCGTTCCGGATTCAAACCCGGCGAAGGAAACAACTTTACAGTTTTTCACCGGCACGCAAAGCGAATGGGATAATTACCCCAAAGACCCCGGCGTTTCGTACCTTGTTTTTCTGCTTGATTGAGGTGGCTATGAGCATACTATATACGATCAACGGGCAGTACCCAGACAAGGACTTCGCTTTCCATATTTCCGCTGAAAATATGTCGTTTGCAAACTCCGAACACCGGCATCCGATTTCAGACGTACAAGATCTGGAAAAGAACATTGCAAACAAGGTTTCAGCAGATCATTCCCACACAGCAGTCAATTCCCTGACCGGTGACAATTTTTCCGTAACAGGAAATATCGAGCTTCAGGGCAAAAAGGCTGCAGTTATTTCTGTTACCGGCAGTACAATCGCTATAGCATTTGACAGCGCTCAAACCGGGAACGTTGCCGGGGTAAAAAATGCCAATCCCCAGCGGCGACAGAATATGATTAAAATTCACAACGGCAATAAGTTCTCTGCCACAGGCAATGCGGAATTTATTGTTTTTCAGGAGGATACAGTATGATTAACCACTTGAATCAAAACCGGATCAGCAACTTCAGAAAGGTTTTGTCCCATGCCGATGGTGCGGAAGCAGAAATCAAACGCATTGTTCGATATTCTGACGGAACGTCTGAACAAGTTTATCCGAACCCTGCGCTGAATTTGCGGATCGAAACGAACTATGACAACAGCATGCTCACAAAGATTGATCCGGATTTTTCGGCAGTTTACCCTGTTCCGGTCATTAACGGTTCCGAAGAGAAATGCGAGCCGCTGAAAATTACGGTTCGCCCGTTCCCTGAAAATGCTGGCTGGCGCATTTCAAGCTCCTCCAACTTTGACTGTTCGGCCTATGCGGACCAGATTCATTATGGTTCTAAAACGCTGATTTTTGACGTCCCGGTCCCAACGCAGTATGGGTACGAAAAATACCGACTCACCTTTACGCCTGAACATGAAAGTTGCGAAGCCCAGGTGTTCAGCTTTTACGGGATCAAATACGCGGCTTCCGACTTGACGCCATCTGCGTGGTGGTCCTTCGACGACTCCAATTTGGCGGATAAAGTTAGCGGCTTTACGTTCGAACAAACAAAGAAAACCCCAGAGACTGTTTACGAAGGTTCTGAGTTTACAGACGGGATCGGCAATGGCAAAGCTCTGCGAGCCGTTGAAAGTATCGACGGTGACTGTAACTTTTACACGTTCCCGTACACGCCCGCATGGTATAACGACAAAAGCGGAATTTCTCTCGCTTTATCCGGTAAATTCAAACGTCATGGAACGGTCGGTTTTTCCGATCCGACGACTGATAACTTTACCGATGGTCACCACTTCGCCATTTCCTGGGATTATGCACAGCCGAAGTGCGCTCTCCCATTGGGAGCTGCTACGACCAAACCGGAAACTACGGCCAAAGATCGTGTGGATTATAACTGGCATCACTTGGCGCTGACCATGACAGAGGTTCTTAATCCGAAAACAGACTCCAGGTTTATTGTTGATTATTCCCAGAACGAATATGGCACAATTACCTACATTTCGCCGGACGTAAATTACTCCGAAACCCTGACAAATACGAAATATGTGGACTATTTCAACGGGTTTAAAATCCGGTTGGCGAAGTTCTATATTGACGGTGTTTTGCAGGGCGAAAGTCTGGTCAAAGCTCGTTTGACGGGAGGGACAGAGGATCAATCTGCGGTTCCGTTGGGCAGAGGAATGTTCTCCATAAGTTTCCTCAATAACGCAGAAGCCTCCAGCGCGACACCCGACGTTGTTGACGAAATCAAAGTTTTCAGCGGAGTTTTGCCTTTGTCCGACATTCGGAAGGAATGTTCACTTATCGGACTGACCTTCGACGATGATGGCGGCACTGGAAACACCAGACCAGAACTTGTTGAAAGAAACGGCAGAACGAGAATTAAACCTTCGGATCAGACAAATATTGACCTGGCTCCGCACATGAAGGTTTTTCTCATTGATAACCGTACCATTGCGGTCGGCTGCTGTTTCCGGGAGGCGATAATTCAGCAATTGAAAACGGAGTTCCCGAATTTGGATGCAGTCGAAACAAACTTCCGGAACGGTTACGTTCAGGCATGGCAGCGAACCTTTTATTATATGTATGATCTCTGGGATTTGTACCGGGATTATGTACCCATGCTTGTTGATCGGCTGGACCTCGCGGAAAACTGGAAAGTTGACGGTAAGGAGCCGGTTATGCTGGGCCGCTGGCAAAACTCAACCGGGCAAATGTATATTCCGGACGCGCTGGATGGAACAGACTTCGTAAAAGCGGACGTTGCAGATATTGTTCATTTTGCATATTTGCAGCTTCCGGAAGGCATGGCCGAAGGTTCAACACACCAGGTCAGCTGGTTCGGACATACAGTTGAGTTCACTTATGGCAAAGAGCATTATTGTTCCAGCATTAAAGTAAACCAGGAGGGATATAGCCCCGAAGCCGGTCGTAAATATGCCTATTGGGGACAATGGCTCGGAACAGGCGGAACTCATACAGTCAATTCTGTGGTGGCTGGTAAACCGTTTTATATTGTCGATTCCAAATCTGAAACAACGGTTTTTACCGGGACAATCAAAGAACGAAACGCTGGCGATTCCCATTCAGCAGAAGGCGTAACTTATCAGCTGACCGGAGAGAAAGTGTTTGAGCTGGATTTTTCCAACTTCAATACGGAAGGAACCTACCAGATCTATATTCCGGACGTCGGGTACAGTCACGTTTTTGAGATCGGGAACAACGCGCTGGGACGCGCTTTTTACACGCACAGCAGAGCACTGTTTCACCACCGATCCGGCTGTGGCGAAGTCAGAAAACCGTTCACCAATTGGGAGTACAGCGGCATTGCTCATGGAATTACTTTTGAATCAAATTTCATTTGCGATGACGGAGATTACAAATCTTGCACAACTTCTGACGGGCAAACATACGACACCATTTTTCCGAATAAGCATTTTTCGATGATCCCCAACAACGCTACCGGTCGGGTATTTCGTGATGTAAAAGGCGGCTGGTTCGATGCTGCCGACTTCGACCGCAGGCCTTATCACTTTATTGTTGTAAAGGACCTGATTGAAGCCTACATTCATTTCCCGCAGAACTTTTCTGACGGTCAGCTCAATATCCCGGAAAGCGGAAATTCAATTCCGGATATTCTTTCCGAAGCAGAATGGGGTCTCGATGTGTGGCGAAAAGCACAGACTCCGGAAGGCGGAATTGCAGCCTGGATCGAGACAAAGCAGCACGAAGCTGACTGGCCGTGGCGTTCCGAATTAAAGTATTATATCGGAACCCCGAACAGGAAGGACTCGCTGGAGTATGCTCAATGCGCTGCGAAGTTGGCCAGGGCATTGCAGATGGTAGGGAACGACGTGGCTTTGAAAAAAGCGGCTGTTTATACGGAATCTGCAATCAGAGCTTTTAACTTCGGTATCAACCCGGAGAACGCTGCCGAATTTGTTTTTCACCAAGTTGACAGCAATAACGAAGGTTATGATTTCAGCTATAAGGAAAACAGCCAGCGGGCCGACATTTACATTGTTCTGGCAGCGGCGTCCCTGTTTGCGCTCACCAAAGAACCCCGCTTCGGGAAATATATCAACGCGGAGAATTATAATCTCCATTATTCTGCAATGAACTATGACGAAAACACCTGGGCTGTAAAAATCTGCACAGAATTGGTGCTTGGGGAGCTGGAGGAGTATTTCCCCGCGTTCACTCAACGGGAGCGCGATCTGGTTCTTTCGCGTGCAGAACGTTGGTACGAGTATCAGGAGCTGCAGGCATATCACGAAATGAACTGGCCGCCGAATCACGCTTACTTCTTCTATACCAGCTGGGGCGCTGGTCATCCGGAAGCACGCGGACGATCTTTTATCTGGGCATGGCTCATTACCAAAGATCGGAAATACAAGGATGCCGCCTTTCTCATTATGGATAATGTGATGGGCTGTAACTGCATGGGCAGAACCGGCACAAGTGGCGTCGGCAAGGTTGCTCCTGTAAAATTCCTTGACAGCTGGCTGCCGAGGGCAGAACTTGAACTTGGCGTTTATGAGCCGGTTCCTGGAATATCTCCGTATGGAATCGTCGGCTTTGATACGGCCGCTGTTCCTTATGGATTCCGTCTGACAAAAGATGCCCGTAACGACATGAGCTTTGAGGCTCTCGGAATAAACATTCTCCCTGCTGGATTCAGCAAGAGCGTCGCAAATACGCGAGGTTCTGTTGCGGTCTGGCTTCAAGGCAAGTGGCCGATTTGGAGAAATATTTTCGAGCTTCAGGATAACCATGTGGCCCAGAGTGAGTTCACGATCTTTGAAACAATCTCCGGTAAAGCGTTTATGACCGGCTGCCTTATGGAACCGGGCTTTATGCCGGATGAAGCTCTGAAAAATCGTGAACCGGGAAAAGACAAGTATGCAGTCGAAGGTTTGATTTATTTACCATAACAGAAAGGAAAAATTATGAACCGACTGAAAGAACTCAAAGAGCTGCGCAAACTGGCGGAGTCGCTGCAGCTCGATAACTGTCAGATCCTCCGCAAATACAACATGCAGGAACTCTGCTCCATTTATAACGGGATCGGGCCAGACGCGTTTCCGGATTGGCTCCGCGACGCGATCTCCGCCTTGCATCCCTCCCTGGGAGTCGTGGCTTTGATCCATGACGTCGAATGGCACGAAAGCGACCAGAGCCAGGAGAAGTTTGACGAATCAAATGCCAGATTCAAACAGAACGGTTATACGGTCGCCAAGAACCAGTTTGCATGGTATAATCCGCGCCGCTGGATCGTGATGAACCAGGCCCGGCGCTTCGGGAAGATCTGCCAGAAGTTCGGCTGGAAAGCGTGGACCAGTCCATGCGAATGTGCCGTTTGTGAAAAGAAACGCAGAAAGGAGAAAAAAGAAAATGCGTAATCTCACCCTTATCGTGGCGGCTCTTGCCGTCGTCGTGATCCTCACCGGCTGTGGCCACAACGCGATCCAATACGGAGACGGGGTTGGCTTTGACGTGGGGATCAATCCGGAGAACTGTATGCTCTCCATGAACCTTCGCTACGGAAAGATTCTCAGCGCGGTTACCAGGGACAATGTTGAATTGGAACTGACCGGCCAGGCGGCTGCGGACGGAACCGCTGGAAACGAAAAGCAGACCGGCGTGAACACCGATGGAACCTTAAAGGTGAAGATCGGACGTCAGATCAATGGCGCAGCTGTCGATTTGATCGAGGCCGGAGCAGATCCCAACAAGGTCCTGGAAACGCTGAAAGATTCAACTCCCAGCAAGTAATTCTCCTGTGGCCCGGTAATTGTGCTTTTGCCTTTTGCCGGGCTTTTTTTGTCGTTTTTGCGGAATTCTGGCGAGTGAGCATGGAAGTAATGAAAAAGCAAGTCTAAAAATCTATAAATAGTTGATAATAAAGCACTTTTATTTTAATAATTCTTTGCTTTTCGACTGGCTTTAGTGTACTTCCATGATATGTTATGTCACAGAAAAACAAAGCGATATAACACAAACAAAATCAAGGAGATATAAAAATGAAAATCGCAAAAGGAAACGCAACGGTCGCCGGAATCAACTTCGCAATCTACGCTGACATCACCCTGCGCGGGATGATCGCGGTCAACGAAGCCACCGGCGAGGAAAAAATCATCATCCGCAGCGGATACGCCACCAAAGACCTGACGATCCGCAAAGCCGTCGCAAACGCCTTCAGCCTTCCCACCTTCCGCAACAACTAATAAACACCAAATCAAGGAGATACAAAATGAAAAAGTACATCAACAAGCGAATCTACACGGACGTCGAAAGCTACCTGGTCACCGAGATCGACGAAGTCAAAGGAACCGCGATGGCAGTCGAGGTCGAGAAGCGGATCAAACCGAAAATGATTCCTGGCGGCTTCGCGGCCCATTGCCCGGATCTTAACCGCGAGTTCGCGGAAGCCGAGCCGGTGATCCGCAAGGGCGCAAAACCCTTCCAGATCAAGCGCAACAAGGATGGTATCTGGGGATTCAAGCACGAGGTGGTCGCCCTGGCGCTGCCGGTCAAAGGTATGAAAGAGGAATGGCTGGAAAGCAAGAAGGACGATCCCAACGCCGAGATCAAAGGTGATTACATTTTCCTTTACGAAACCACCAAAACCGGCAAGCGCAAAACCACCTTTGAAAAGCTCGGAACCCTGAGCGACACCTGCGGATATTTTTACGACTACAACTTCTAATATAACAGTGAGGCCGGGGAGCGATCCCCGGCTCTGAAAGGAGCAAGAAAATGGAAAATCGAGTAATACTTGGAATCATCGTAGACGGAGAAATATGCCGGGGATTCGCAGCAGCAGCTCTGGCTGCGTCGATCATCAATCGCAAAGCAGGCCATCACGTCACATACAGCCTGGCGATCACAAAAGCGCTGGAAAAAACCGGCAAGGCCACAATTGCCGGATGCAAAGTGAGCTATCACTACCTGTAATAGAAAGGAACAGACCATGAAAATCAAAGTCACCAAACTGAAATCGAAACGCCAGGCCCCGCGCCGGGAGCTCACCCTCGAACAGATCTTCCGGTACATCCCGAAGAAGCACCGCGACAAGTTCAACCCGACCTTCTTTGACGTCGATCATGGCTACGACCGGCCGTTATACTTCGTGCTGCTCAAGGACCAGTACGAACTCCGGCCCGATGGAACCGGCGGGATCAGCTTCTTCACGATCGCAGAGTTTCGGGACTGCCTGGACAGAATTGTCGAGGTGCAGGCATGACATCGGCGGGGATCGGAATGAAGATGCCGAACGGTTCGATCAGAGCTGTCCGGGTTAACAGCGACGGTTATCCGGGCCACACCGGGGCTATCCTGGCGGGCTGGTATAAATCCGAAGATCGGGTCAAGGCGCTGCTGGACCTGGGCGAGTTATCCTCCCTGGGCGAGCGCATCGGCCAGGATGATCCCAACGCCGGAGATCTGACGGTCGCATATCACCGCGATGCCAGCGAACCACTGAAACCGGCGAGTAGCTTCGCGTCAATTGACGAATATTACCACAACGGCAAAGGCGACCTGGCAGCCGACTATCTCTACCTTTACGAGGATGGCAGCTGGCTGGTTTACGGCCTTTACAACGATCCGGACTGGATCGAAATGCAAGTAATTATTGGAAAGGAACAATGAGTATGAAAGACAGATTTTTTGAAGTTCAAAACTGCGATCGGTGCGGGAAGCCGCTGAATGGCTGCCGGATCATGAGCATGTACAATCACGACGTCCTCTGCATGGATTGCAAGGACAAAGAAACCCAGCGTGAGGACTACCGGCAGGCCGTCGAAGCCGACCATGCGGAGATCCGGCGCGGGAACTATAACTTCGCTGGGATCGGCCTGAAAAAGCGGTAATTTTCCAGAGCAGCTCCACTTCTGCAAAAAGCAAGTCGAAAATTGCATAAAATGTTGATAATTAACGACTTTAATTTTAATAATTCTTGCATTTTCGACTCGCTAATTCGTACTTCCATGACATGTTACGTTTTAGAAAATCAAAGAACGATAACATAAACAAAATCAAGGAGATACAAAAATGCAGAACGCAATCGAAACCATGAAAAGCCTGACCTTCGGAACCGAGCTTGAATATACCGGAATCGCCCGCCAGGTGGCAGCCAAAGCGATCCAGAGCGTGATCGGCGGCACGGTCCGCCACACCGGCGGCGGCTACGACGAGTGGACGGTGATCGCGCCGGACGGTCGGCATTGGAAGGCCATCAGCGATGGCAGCCTGACCGACCGCGCCACCAGCGCCGAGGTGGTCACCCCGATTCTGAAATGGGACGACCTCGACACCCTGCAGGCGGTAGTTCGCGCCCTGCGGCACGCCGGGGCCAGGACGCCCGATTGCACCTCCCAGCACGTCCACGTCGGAATCGCCGATTTCGACGCCCGCCAAATCGCCAACATCGCACGGATTTTCTACAAGCAGGAGGAGCTGATCCTCAAGGCGGCCGGAACCCTCGAACGCCGCCTTCAGCACTACACCCGCCGCACCGACCGCGAGTTCATCGCCCGCCTCGAAAAGGCGAAGCCGACCACGCGCGAGGCCCTCAACGAGGCCTGGTTCGGTTACCGGAACCCGAATCCCTCGCACTACGACGGGGCCCGCTACCGCGACATCAACCTCAACAACGTGTGGCGGATGGGAACGGTCGAGTTCCGCCTCTTCAACGGCACGACCCACGCCGGAGAGGTCAAGACGCACATCATCCTCTGTCTCGCGATTGCGGCGAAAGCCAAGACCGCGGCCTGCGCCTCCACCAAAAAACAGCGCCCCTACAATCCGGCAAGCGCCAAGTACGACCTCCGGGTTTTCCTCCTCCGCCTCGGCCTCATCGGGCCGGAGTTCAAGAACACCCGGATGCACCTGATGAAGCGGATGCCGGGAAGTTCGGCATGGAAGAACGGCAGACCGGAAGGCCGGTAAAACGGAACGGGGGGGCCGGAACCCCGGCCCTCCGGAATCAGCATGGCTTGCAGCGAATGCAAGCGGTTCTTTGAAAATAGTTTGAAAAAAAAATCTCGAAAAAGTGCGCGAGCATGGCTTGATTTGTTATGCAAGTCCTTTTTCGCAGAAAGTTTGAAAATATATTTGCGATTTTCTGCCGAGCATGACTTGACTTGAAATGCAAGTTGCCATCGGGGTCATTTTCGCAAAAATCGCAAATATTTTCAGACCCATCGGCACTCGATGCCGTAATAAAAATATGCCCACACGGGCAGAGTCAGGGGGCAACGTGCGATCTTATGGTCAGACCAGCATCGGCCTGTAGGTCATTCGGAGCCGTTCGCCGCGACAGAGGCCCGTGTGCGCGAAATAAAGCCCAACGTGAAAGGAGCGATAAAGTGAAAATCCGCATTTACGAAACCGACTTCGAAGGCCACCCCGTGGAATGCACCGGAGAGTTCTTCTCCGGACCGTCCGCCATTGCCATCGTGGAGGCGATGAAGATGAGCCCGTTCACCGCCAGCCTCGATCCGCTCGCCTTCATGCGGCGGGTGCTGGACGGCATCGGCCAGGCGGACTTCGAACTGACCGGACCTCCGGAAAAGGCCGCCATCGTCTTCCTCCAGAGGCTCACGGCGCTGAACTTCGCCGGATACGAACTGGAGGAAGACGAGGTAATTTTCGCCCCGGTTTCGGGACATATTCGGGAGATGTCGAAAAAGCAAGTCGAAAAATAAAGATTTCCCGATAATATATCTTGATTATAAACGACTTGTGGACTGGATATATCCGCAGTTCAGCGGCAATGTATGTCGCTGTCAAGGGCGAGGTCCGGAACCTCGCCGGAAAGCGCGAAAAGCAAATGGGCGGAAGCCCGGAAAGGAGCTCGCCATGAGAGCGATTTTCATCAACGCGGTCGGCCGCACGGTCGAGGAAGTTCAGATCGAAAACAAACTGGAAGCCTTCTACGAAAAGATCGGCTGCGAGATGGTTCAGGTTCTGCAGATCGGTGGAAACCACCTCGCCATCGTAGACGAGGAGGGGAAACTCCGGAATTGGGAAGCGGGATTCCGGTTTCCGAAATCGGAGGGCATCGCCGGGAACGCGCTGATCGTCTGCGGGAAGAGAAACGGCGACTTCACGGACGCCAAAGCCCCGGTCGAGTTGTTCCAGCTCTGCACCACCTTCCTCGATTTGAAAAAAAATCCACTGCCGCCTCCGGCATTCGGAGTCGCCTTCATCTCCGACATGAGTCCGGCAGGTATCGAAAAGGCACGGGCCGAGGCTCTGCGGGATTTGGAACAGCATCGCTGAACACGAAACAAGGCCGCCCCGCCGAGGGGCGGCTCATAGAAAGGATTTGAAAATGGAAATTCTGGAATCGCAAAACAAGGACTACGGTTTTTACGGAACTGCGGCACTTCACGGTCGCGGCAAGGCCGGAGCAAAATGGAAGGCCGCCTTCCTGTGGGTAGCGGCGGCAATGCCGTCATGGTCGGCGGAGAACATCCGCGATTTCCTCGACGGCCGCCCCGGTCGGCATCTTGCCGATGAACTCCACTGCCGGGGCAACATGGCGAAAATCAGTCCGGAATCCTGGTTCCGGACCATGTACGAATTCGCCGTGGAGACCGGCATCGCCGACAAGACGCCGGAACTGGAACTCCGGCTGAAAGCGGATGCCGAATTCCGAAAGGCCGTGGAGAGCGCCGGAGCCGCCGAGGACATCTACTGGAAAATACTGAATGGGCTCCCTTCGGAGGAGAAGGACACTCCCTACACCGCCGCACTGCGCGAGCATGTCTCGGACCGCATTGCTAGGATACGGCTCCTCCTGTACGACCTGTGAGCATGGATTCCGCACTTATGCAAGTCGTAAGTGCGGAAAAATCTCGAAAATATGGAGAAATTATTATGGCCCTCCGCACGAGGTCAGCGCATAAAATTATGCCCACAGCGGCCCGGAAACGCCCCAACGTCCGCTTATGCGGGGGCGGGTCAAATCGGCCTGATCGTGGTAATAAAAACCTCGCGTCACAGGAGCCTGTCCGGGCCGGGAAAGGGCATTCGATATTCTTCGATATTTTCCTCATATTCAAGTTGCTATATTTGAGAATCCACGCTTATATATACGCCGGGTCAGACATAAACGCAAAAGCAGAAAGGAGCGCCATGAAAAGTCCGATTCTATACTTCGCCTACGGCTCCAACATGAACCCGGTCCGGATGGGGCAGCGCTGCCCCGGCGCGACCGCGCTCGGAGTCGGCATCCTCCGGAACTACCGCCTCGCGGAACGGCTCTACGCCGACATCGACTTCCGCGAGGGGGCCGAGGTCCACGGGGTCCTCTACCTGATCTCGGAGCGGAACCTGCGGTCGCTGGATGCCCGCGAGGGATACCCGAAGGTCTATCGCCGGATGTGGCTCGATGTGGAGTTCCAGGGCGAAACCTACCTCGCGGTCACCTACGAGATGACCGCCGCGACGAAGGCCGCCAGGAGCGGCAAACGCTATCCCGAAGAATACCGGAAAATCTGCTCGGAAGGGGCAAGATTCTATCGTGTAAAAAACAATTTCACAACCAGGAGGAAAAGAGCATGAACACAGTCCAGATCATCGCCTACGGAACGCTGATGACCGGAGAATGCAATCACCGTTACTGCCGGAATGCCGTCAGTATTCAGCCCTGCACGATCAAGGGAACGATCTACGACACCGGCTGGCATTTCCCGGCGTTCCGGCCGGAGGGCGACAACACGGTCCACGCGGAGCTGATCGAAATCCCCATCGCCGACTGGCCCGCCGTGGATAGGCTGGAGGGCTACCCCCGGCTCTACGACAGGATGCTTGTCCCGGCAACGCTGGAGGACGGTGACACGGTCGAAGCATGGGTCTACGTGATGGACAACATCCCGCCGCAGGCAAAGGTCATCGCCAGCGGCGACTGGAAAAACAGAGAGTGAGGCGCAAAATGACAAACACGATTCTGATCGAACAAACGGCAAAAACCATCAAACTCGTCGAGGCTATCGTGCTGGCGGTGCTGTTCAGCAGCATCGCGGCCGGGCTGGGCGGGATGTATCTCTCGCTCACGCTGGGGATAGTGATGTTCATCCTCGCCGGGATCGCGCTCATCGGCTTCATGGCGGTCCGCGTCTGGCGCTGGTGGATGCACGGGTGAGCATCATGTGTGAACATTGCATCGACTGCTTCTTCCGGGATGAGGACGGCGACCGGGAACAGTGCATTTTCGATCTCGAAAATCCGGTCGAGATCAACTATTCCGATCCGGCCTGCGAGCACTTCGAACTGAGCGAGACGGCGGCCGCGGAGCGGCGAAAGCAGCCGGGTGAACTGTAAGGAAAATCAAAATGACGGCTTCCATTTCGGGCGTTTCTGTGCTATATTACATTGCAATACAACGGAGTTTTCATGCCAACGTTTCATAATCAATTTCAGCCCCGTGCCACCCGCGCGACTGTCTATCAGCTTCGCGCAGATGTCCTCTGTCCGGACGGCATGGAAAATTCCTTTTCCCGGATCATCGGGCTGATTCTACCATTTGTCGCCAAATCGCTTTATACGAAACTGCCGCCCGAAGCGGCGGAACATCGCAGCTTTGAAATCCAGGACGAGAACCGCCAGTGCGAATGTGTCGCCGTCCCGGAGCGGATGCTGTGGGCGATCCGGTTCAAATTCACCAGCAAGGACGGGACGTTGTGGTATTACGACGTCTCTCTTGTCCGGGAAGATGACCGGCTGATCTTCGGAATGAAGATCGATACGGCTTTCGGGACCGATGTGAAGGCTTTACAGGCGAAACTGCTGCTGGTCGAGTCTTTGCTCGGGTGCGGCCTCCTCGCGCAGGGACGGCCCGTTACGGCCAATCTGTGGCTGGTCAACACGCCGGAGGATGTTTCGGCGCTGGTGGCTCTGCTGGAAGACCCTTACCGTTCCCTGCCGGTGATCGTCATTTCCGCCGTAAACCGGAATGCGTGGCGTTTAACGCCCTCAGCGCCCGAGTATCTGGTCAACGCCGAGTATCTGGCGAACCGGGTCAAGGGTTACGCCATTGTCGCGCGGATCAATTTTCAGAGCGCGTATGCCCTGACCGAAGCGGTCGGCAAGAGCTGGTCTGTTTACGATGGAGCCTGTCGGACCTATTTCCCGAAGATCGATTTCGACAACGGTTCCCCTGCACACCATCCCGGCAATTTCAAAGACAAGATCTGGTTCTGGAATTACGAAGGGCTGCGCGGAGAACGGGGCTACACGGCGTTTCTGATCGACACCGCCCATCGGGTCGCGTCCACCAGCCGGACCGACTGGAGCGGCCTTTACTTCGTGCCGGACGCCCGAATTCTTGCCGCCGAACTGGAAATGGCCCACGCAATGCACCTCGCCAACGCCCCGGAACGGGAACTGGCGATGCAGAACCACATCGCCGCGCTTCAGCGGAAGCTGCAGACGGCGGAAGATGAGAACGCCGACTGGCTGGGCGAACTGGAAAAGGCGACCGAGGAGGCCGAATACTACAAGCAGGAAAACATCGCGCTTCGGCTTCGGCTGGACGCGCTCCGCGCACACCTGATCCGGCAGAGCGGCGAGTCTCCGGACAAGGAAATCCAGATCCCGGACAACTACAAGGTCATGGGCGAATGGGTGAAAGAACATCTCGCCGGGCGGCTGATCCTGCTGCCACGCGCGGAGCGGGCGGCGTCGAAGGCCGAATATACCGAAGTCGGGATGGTTTACCGGGCCCTGCTGATCCTCGCCAACGAGTACCGAGACTCCCGGATGGGAACGGGGACGGACAAGGCGTTCCGGGACGCGCTCGCCCAATACGGGATGGACTTCTCCGGTTCCATCGACAAGAGCCGCGCCGGGCAGGAAGGCGATGCCTACTACGTCAACTATCCCATCGGAACCACACAGCGGGTGTTCCTTCAGTTCCATCTGGAGCGCGGCAACCGGCATGAGGACCGCTACTGTATGCGGATCTACTTCTTCTGGGACGACGACACCAACCAGGTCGTGGTCGGCTGGCTCCCGTCCCACCTCAGCAATCGGATTTCGTAAAGATTCCCAAGCCTTAAAGCCTGCGTTTTCTGTCGAGAAATCGAATTTTTCTTTTAGAAATCGAAGATTTATGCTTGAAAAAAGCCTTGATTGTGCATATATTAAAAAAGTATAGGGAGGATGTATTCCGGAGATTCAACATGAAGCAGGTTTCATATAAAAAACTGTGGCACACCCTGATTGACAGGATGCAAAGATAGGGAAAATGTGTTAATTTAAGTAAGCGTGGTTCTGCCAATTGAGATAAATACTAATTTTGCAAATCAAGTGCGATTTAAATGAGTAAAATTTTTGGAATTGTAAATATTACAACGGATAGCTTTTCTGACGGAGGTCTTTATTTAGATTCAAAAAAAGCTATCGAGCATGCTTTGAAATTAGCTGAGGATGGTGCTGATATTATTGATTTAGGTGCAGCATCCAGTAATCCGGACACTACAGATGTAAGTGTTGAAGAAGAAATAAAGAGACTTAAACCTGTTATAAAAGCATTAAAGAAACAAAATATAAAAATTTCGGTTGATACATTTAAACCTGAAGTTCAGCGTTTTTGTATCGATTCTGGAGTTGATTATATAAATGATATACAGGGTTTCCCATTTCCGGAATTTTATGAGGTTTTATCTAAATCGGATTGTGGATTGGTGTTAATGCATTCAATTCAGCGATTGGGAGTTGCTACTAAAATTAATACTAATCCTGAAGAAGTTTTTGGATCAATGATGCAGTTTTTTAAAGAAAGAATTAATGCATTGGTTGCTGCTGGAATTGATAAAGAAAGGATTATTTTAGATCCCGGAATGGGTTTCTTTTTAGGTTCTAATCCGGAAACCTCTTTGTTTGTTTTAAAGAGATTCCCATACATTAGCAAAACTTTTGGTTTACCCGTAATGATAGCTCTTTCTCGAAAGTCTTTTTTAGGAAAGATAACCGGAACAGATGTTAAAAATCGTTTGGCTCCCACTTTAGCTGCCGAAATTTATGCAAACAATAAGGGTGCAGATTATATCCGCACCCATGATGTTAAGTCTTTATCAGATGCTTTAAAAATATTTAAAGCATTGAATTAATTATTTCTTTTTATTTCGTCTGAAAGTATATGCTACGCTGCCTGCACAGATGACAGCGTAACGCCGTGACGTCTCGATGAATCGGTGATGGGGAAAATTTATCTTTTTTCGTGATTTCGGCATTTGATAATGGTTTTTTGGATGGTATTTTAATCGTTAATGCGCCTTTGGATTCGCCGAAGGTGGTTAACATAAAGGTGAATTATGAGACGGCAAACATATTCGCTCAACCAATTTGCCGCTTATTTTTCTTATACACTGGAGATGATAAGATGGTCAATATAACAGATGTAAAACAGATTCTTCAATTTGCGATAGATGCGGAGATTAAAGTCTTTCTTGATGGTGGCTGGGGTGTAGATGCGCTGCTTGGACATCAGTCAAGA